TATTTACTCTAAGCAGGTTCAGTTAGCCTTCAGGAAGACATCCGTTGTTGAAAATATCACTAACTCCGATTACTTCGGAGAGATTGCCAACATGGGTGATTCTGTAAAAATAATAAAAGAGCCAGAAATCACTGTCAAGGAATATGCTAGAGGTGCAAACGTGCAACCTCAAGACCTTGATGATGAGGACTTCACATTGACTATTGATAAAGCAAACTACTTTGCTTTTAAAATAGACGATATTGAAGAGGCTCACAGTCACGTAAACTTCTCTCAACTAGCAAGTGACAGAGCAGGTTATAGACTGAAAGATAACTACGACCAAGACGTACTTGGTTATTTGTCAGGATTTGCACAAGCATCTAACAATGCTGTAGCAAGTTCAGCTAACTCAACAGTTAACGGAACTAAAGCAGTGTCAACTGCAGGTTCAGATGAATTGTTGACAAGCATGAAGCTAAGAAAAGATAGCTTTGGTAACATCACTACTTCTAGTGCAGGTGACCACTCTATCCCAATAGCTCCAAGACTAGGTGGTGCAACTTCTCAAGCAACTGCTACTGCTACTCCTTTACAGGTTATAGCAAGAATGGGCAGATTGTTAGATACACAGTTTGTAGACACTGATGGTAGATGGCTTGTTCTACACCCAACATTTATTGAAGTTCTAAAGGATGAAGATTCACGTCTTCTAAATGGTGACTTCGGTGAATCAGGTGGATTGAGAGCAGGTTTATCTGTTGGAAAGATACATGGCTTTGACGTGTATATGTCCAATAACTTACCTGCAGTGGGTACAGGTCCGGGAACATCTGGAACTGCTAACCAAAACTCAAACTATGGTGTTATCGTTGGAGGACATAGTTCCTCAGTAGCGACTGCAGAGCAAATCAACAAGACAGAGACTTATAGAGACCCTGATTCTTTTGCTGATATTGTTCGTGGTATGCATATGTATGGTAGAAAGATTCTTCGACCTGAAGCAATCGTGACTGCCAAGTATAACGTAGGATAAGGGAGATATAAATGGCAACTTTTGATTTAACCTCAAAGGATACCACAGGTATCTTTTCTGACTCTATCGTGGCTATGCCATCAGCTAAGAATACTAATGTTATGAGAAATATTGAGGCTTACCTTGATATTGATGCATTAGTAGCAGCAGGTGGTAGTTTCTCAGACGGAGATATATTTCAGGTGTTAGAAATCCCTGCAAATACTTTAGTCTTAAATGCAGGTGCAGAAGTGATGAAAGCATTCACAGGCAGTTGCACTCTTGACATGGACTTTGCAGCAGGTGATGACATTATTGATGGTGCAGATATAACCTCAACAGGTTTTTGTGCAGCAGGAAGTAATGGTCAAACTAATACTATTGTAGGAAGTGCAGCTTCAACTTACACTCAATTTGTAACTACTACAGATACTATTGATGCTAAGATTGCAGGTGCTGCTCCAGCTACAGGCAGACTTAGAATGTATGCCACTGTTATTGATTTAGCAGGTCATGGTTTAGATGATAAGCCTGATGAAGTCGATAGAGACCAATTAGCTTAAACTTTTTCTAGGGGAGCAGGGCAACTTGCTCCTCTACACTTATAGGAATTACAATGGCAGAAAGTTACTTATCATATACAAATAAAGTTTTAGCACGATTAAATGAAGTGCAACTAACTTCAAGTAACTTTTCTAGTGCTAGAGGTATACAGGTTCAAGTACAAAATGCTATAAATGAATCTATTAGATATATCAATCAAAAAGAATTTCAATATCCTTTTAATCATTCAACAAAAACAGAAACATTAGTGGGTGGTACTGTTAGATATTCAATACCTACAACTGCAAAAACTGTTGACTATAATACATTTAGATTAGTAAAAGATTCAGACTTAGGATGTAGTGGGGGTAGATTATACGTAATAAATTATAATGATTATATAAATAGTTATATAACACAAGAAGATGAAATAACAACTACTACAACTAGTACAACACACACAGACAGTGTAACAACAATAACAGTAACAAGCACTACAGGTTTTGATACTACAGGTACTTTGTTTATAGGTAATGAACAAGTAACATATACAGGTATAGGTTCAAGCACAACATTTACAGGTGTAACAAGAGGTGCAAATGATACTACTGCTGCTTCAATAGCAAGTGGAGTACAGGTAGCACAATTTGAACAGGGTGGTGTACCACAGTATGTAGCAAGAACACCTGATAATAACTTTTTATTATACCCATTTCCAACTAAAGGGTTTAGTTTAAAGTATGACTTTTTTTCTTTCCCAACAGATATGTCTGCTCACAGCGATACAACTACAATACCTGATAGATTTGCCGCAGTGATAGTTGATGGAGCAACTGCTTTTGTATATCAATACAGAGGTGAGACAAATCAATATCAATTAAACTTTGCAAGATTTGAGCAAGGTATAAAAAATATGCAGACATTACTTGTGAATAGATTTGAATATATAAGGTCTACATTTATACCCAAAGTAGGATACAGTAGTAGTGCAGATTTAAGCATAAGGATAAATTAAATGCCTGACTCTTCACAAGTACAACCTGTAGCATTCAACTGTGAGGGTGGACTAGTTTTAAATAGGTCTACCTTTATGATGAAACCGGGTGAGGCATTAGAGTTAGAAAACTTTGAGCCTGACATTGAAGGTGGTTATAGACGTATAAATGGATTTAGTAAGTATGTAACTGCAGTTGTTCCTCAAACAACCTCTTCTTCTGAAAAAGTTCTAATGGTAGCAACATTTGCTAGTAAGGTTGTAGCAGCAAGAGGAACTAATATATTTCAAGCCACTCCGGGTGGGTCTTCATGGACAACAATAGATAGTGGTAGAACAAGTGCAAGTAAATATTCATTTGAAAGATTTAACTTTGATGGTAATGATAAGCTAATAGTTGCAGATGGAACAAATGCACCTACAGTATTTAATTCTTCATTCTCTGCCACAGATGTATCATCAGGTGGTGGTGGAGAAGTAAGCACTGCAGTAACAGGTGCTAAATTTGTTGTAGCATTTAAAGAACATATGTTCTATGCAGGTATGTCAAGTGCAAAACAAGAATTAGTATTTAGTGTACCTTTTGATGAGGACAACTTTGCTACAGGTAGTGGTGCAGGAACTATCAAAGTTGACGATGAGATAACAGGTCTTAAAGTTTTCCGTGAAGACTTATTTATATTTTGTGAAAATAGAATATTTAAGTTATCAGGAACATCAACAAGTAACTTTGCTATAACTGCAGTAACAAGAGATATAGGATGTATTAATGGTGATACAATCCAAGAATTTGCAGGTGACTTAATATTTTTAGGTCCTGATGGTTTAAGAACCATTGCAGGTACAGCAAGAATCGGTGACGTTGAATTAGGAACTATAAGTTCTAATGTTCAAAGTTTATTTGATGATAACTTATCTAGTGCTTCACAGTTTGATTCGGTGGTTATACCTGATAAAACACAATACAGAATATTCTTTACTAAGGATGGTCAAGGTGAAAATGCCACAAATGGTGTTATGTGTGTTATGAAAGGGCAGTCTTTTGAGTTTGCAAAACTAAGAGGAATTAAACCTGCTTCAACAGACACATTTGTATCAGAGGGAGATGTTATAGTTCTTCATGGTGCTTACAGTGGTGGCTACATATACAGACAAGAATCAGGTAATGACTTTGATGGAACTGCTATATTAGGTAAATATAGAGGTCCTGATATGACATTTGGTGATGCAGGTATACGTAAACATATGCAACGTGTTATCGTAAACTTTAAACCTGAATCAACTATAGATGCAGATTTATTTTTAAGATATGATTATGAAGCTAAAGATTCTGCAAGACCTGCAGCTTATGAATTAGATTCTAGTGATATAGCTGCTATATATGGTTCTGCAACATATGGTGCTAGTTCTACAAACTTTGGAACATATGGTGGTGCATCACAACCTCTAGTGAGACAATCAGTTGAAGGTTCAGGATTTGCAGTAGCATTAAGAGTTAATGATGGTGGGTCTACTGCACCATATTCACTAAAAGGTTTTCAATTAGAATATCAGACAGGAGCAAGAAGATAAATGGGAGCTACGTACACAAGACAGTCCTCATATAGTGACGGAGACACAATAACTGCTGCTCATACCAATGATGAGTTTAATCAGATATTAGCTGCCTTTGCCTCAAGCACAGGACACACTCACGATGGTACATCTGCAGAAGGTGGTCCTATAACTAAATTACTTGGAACTGCAATTACAATAGGTGATGGCACATCAGGTACAGACATAGCAGTAACATTTGATGGTGAAACAACAGATGGTGTATTAACATGGAAAGAAGACGAGGATTATTTTGAGTTTAGTGATGACATACTTATTGCTTCTACAGAGAAGCTACAATTCAGAGACACAGCTATATACATTAATTCAAGTGCCGATGGACAACTTGACCTTGTAGCTGATACAGAAATACAGATAGCTGCAACAACCATAGATATAAATGGTAACGTAGATATATCAGGCACACTAACAATAGGTAGTGCAGGTATATCTGAAGCAGAACTAGAGGTCTTAGATGGTCTTACTGTAAGTACAACAGAAGTAAATATATTAGATGGTGATACTAGTGCTACATCAACAACTATAGTAGATGCAGATAGAGTTGTTTTAAATGACAACGGAACTATGGTTCAGGTAGCAGTAACTGATTTAGCAGCTTACTTTGATGATGAAATAACTGCAATGCCTAATCTTGTAACTACGGCAGCTACAACAGTAGGTGCATTAAACAGTGGTAGTATTACAAGTGGGTTTGGTACTATTGACACAGGTTCATCTACAATAACAACTACAGGTTTAATTACAGGTGGTTCTTTAGATATAGATGACATTGTTATAAATGGAACAACTATAGGTCACACAGACGATACAGATTTGTTAACACTCACTAGTGGTGTGGTTACTGTAGCAGGTGAAGTGTCCATGACTACACTTGATATCGGTGGCACGAATGTAACTTCTACTGCTGCAGAACTTAATATACTTGATGGTGTCACATCAACAGCAACAGAATTAAATATCATAGATGGTGACACTTCAGCATCATCAACTACACTTGCAGATGCAGACAGAGTTGTAGTCAACGATGCAGGTACAATGAAGCAAGTTGCTTTAACTGACTTTGAGACTTACTTTGAATCTGCACTAGATACATTATCAAATGTAACAACAGTCGGTGCATTAAACAGTGGTTCAATAACAAGTGGGTTTGGTGCAATAGATGTTGGGTCAAGTAACTTAACTGCAACAGGTACAATATCTTTAGGTGCTACATCTTTTAATGATAATGCAATTACTAATGTAGGTGATATAGCACTTGATTCTATTAGTGCAGACGGAACAGATATTAAT